TTCAGAAGCAGGAGCGGTAAAGGATACACCCGTAGCTGACGTTGTTAAAATAGTAACGTCTAATAGGACTTTTGGATCTAATATTGATGGTGTTAAGCCTGCTGCCATAGATTTATCTTACTCTTTTAAATTATTTATTGACAACATAGAAATAATATCTCTTGTTTTCCCCCAACCAGGTATTTCGCTTTACCTCATTAAATCTAATATTGGTCTAATATCTCCCCATCCTGGCAACTCGTTCTCTTTTTCTATCCAACCCACTGTATTATCCTGATTTCTAAATTGCTCTTTCGACCAACGACTAGGTGTTAAATTTCCATCATGTCTAATGTCTATAATTGGCACAGTTGACTCCCATCCTTCCCTTGTAATCCCTTGAGGTTCAAAGTGTCCATCAAATCCGTGTTCTTCAATCTGTTTATATTTTTCTCTAATCCATTTTAACGCAGTATCTCTATAAACGCACATCCCTGATAATTGCTCACACTTATCTACTTTAACGGCCTTACCTGTCGTTAAATCTACTTTCCAAACATTATTGTTAAAATACCAAATGTTTTTGTCTTTTGGTTCAAAGTCAAATGCTTCAGGTGGATAGTAACAATCGTGTTCAGTGAAAAAAACATAGTCTGCTTTAGAGTTTTCTAGCGCACCAAGTATTTGCTTCGCCATCGTAAAGTATCCACGTTTCAAGGAAGGAAAGTAGACATTCTTAACCCCAAAGTCCATCTTTTTAAGAGATGAGCTGACGATTGAAACCTTTTTCTCTTCGGTTGCTTTTAGAAGTTGCTCCCGCACTGGTTTGGCAATTTTCTCATCTAAGGTGTTAGTTGTGTAGAAAATTGCGCCTTTTGATATTCCCCAGTCCGGCGGATTAAATTTATCAAGAATCCACTGGAACTTTCGAGTTGCCAGAGGCCACTTATCTCTTTGAAACAATTCCCGCGATAATTCCCGATTCTCATTAACTTTATCTTGTGGGTTAGAATAGGGAAAGCCGAAGTCGCCACCACGGGTTCTGAACATATGGGCGTACCAAGTTCTCATGTTTACTATTACCCGCCCGCCGGACAACCAAGTCTTACAAGCCACTTCTACACCTTGTTGCCCCCAAGAGTGAAAGTCTTCACTGCAAATATCAAGTTCAAAGTATTTTTCACGTGCTAGCATAAAACACGAACCTTGGATACTCATTGTTTCGCGCAAATCTCCTGTCACAAACTTTGACCACCTTCCATCGTATTGAAAGTGCATCGTTTTATCAAATCTAAACGCATGAGTAGCAGGACTTTTTTTAGGAATCCAGACGATATCTTTAGTGGTTGGCTTGCCACACTCTTCGCAAACACCCGACGGACTTTGATAGCGCCTGTGGCCTTCCAAACATACCCAATCAAAAACGTGCAAGTTCCTCATCACCGGCATCATTGTCACATTATCACCCGTCTCTTTAAATGCTTCTAACATTTTCTTATCAAAACCCTGGTCAAAAGCTAAATGAGCATCAGCTTTCATTAAATATTTCCCCTTGGCTATCTTGGCAGCTTGATTCGCGCCAGCGCGCTGGCCTACTGAAACAGGATTATAAATTACAGTTACCTTGTCGCTTTTGGGGAGTGGAGGATCTGGCAAATAGCCATCTAAAATTGCAATAATTTCAGTGTTGGCTTCACTGTGTTCAAGAATATCTTGGATGGTACGTCCCAAAAATTCTTCATTACGTGCCGGGATAATTATGGAGAGATCTATCATAATTGTTTTTGTAAAGTTGCAATTATGCGATTAAATCTACTCTCGCCACCATTATCTATAAATTCAATTTTAAAACCAAAATCTTTTAAATCAAAGTCAATACTATTATTAGTAAATATACCATCTGCTTTAACATTCCAGTAATGTTTATAGCCAGTTGAGAGTTGATCCAAATAACATTCTATATATATCCATCCACCGGGTTTGCACACTCGTATTATTTCTTCAACTGCCTTGAGCGCATTTCTAGTATGGTCTAGGGCATTTGAAGTATGCACAATATCAAAAAAGTTATCAGAGTAAGTCAATGCTTCCATATTTTGTTGTTCAGTCTTAAAAATAGGTACAACATCAAATTTTTTCCAAAAATATGCAAAATCCTGGTGGTCAGAAGAATAAACTTCAATCTTTACCCCATCTAAAAATTGCCCAATTTTAGAAAATGCCCCTGAGCCAATATCAGCTATCTTGACTTCTTTTTTATCCCCAACTAAAGCTACAAGCTCTTCTATCAGTGGAAGTGGTTTATTGAATTGTTCTATACCCTCTCTGGTTGTTTTATATGGCTTTAACATAATTTATTTTATCCATTCCTTATTTTTCTCAAGTAAGGCTCTGGTTACTTTTGGCTCGTATCCTAAACTCTCTGCCCACGCTGCCCAAGCGTAAACATCTTTCGGCAAACACTTACTATTAAAACCCCGTTTTTCAAAGATCATTGTCCACCATAAAGTAAACCGGGGATCATCGCCATAAACCGCTTCACGGATAGTATAGTAATCAACGCCAGCTAACTCACAAACGTCATAAAGCTCTTGGCATTGAGCTACTTTATAAGCAATAGCGCGATTCTCCGACAACTTTATAATTTCAGCTTCTAGGTGGCTAGTCTGTCGAATATTTATATTGGCGTTGTAAACAGTCGCGTAGAGATCAATCAGTTTCCTTCTAGCTTTTGGTCTACCACCTATTACTAAAAATTCTCTATCTTTAACTTTCAAGAATGGATGTGAAGGAGTTTCACCTAAGTACTCTGGCTGGTAAACTGCTTCCTGCTTTGGCAAGTAAGGTAGGGTCTCACAAAAGCCAGGGTTAACAGTCGATCTGATAACGAGTAACGGACATTTACACCATTCGGCTACTTCTCTAACTATCGAGGTGTCTAACTTACCTTCACCAATAACAGGGGTCGGTACACAGACGAAAGCAACGTCACATTTATTAACCTCTTCTTGGTCGTAAGTAACACGTTTATTATCCTCATGTTCTGAAATAGCAGGATCGTATAATAGAGCATCTGGAAAAAGTTTGGCCATCGCTTTTCCAACCCAACCATAACCAACTATTGCAACGGTCATGCAAAATACTTTCTCATATCCTGCCAGTTAGTAAATCTAATTGCGCGGTCGTCAATGTAAACGTGAGCGGGCTTTTTTATATTAGTTATCTCAAGTTCTGGAAAACCATTTTGCGTTAACCATGCCCTAACCTTATCTGGCGCGGGGTTAGAAGTGAACACCCAAACATAGTGTCCTTGCCCCAAAAGCAAATTAATAGCTTCCAAAGCACCTTCCATCGGCTTGTCATCATCTTTCATAACTGTAGGTATGCCATTTCGCTTACAAAGCACACCATCAAAATCACAGGCTATTTTCAATGGTTCTCCTTAATCCTTCTTTTAGGTCAATTTTTGGTTTCCATCCTAAGAATCTCTCCGCTCTTGATATATCTGCCAATGTTTGGGAAGGTTCATACTGTTTTTTAATTTCTTCAGGGGTAATACTTTTGCCCATTATTTCCCTAACCATATTAAGCATTTCATTTATTGAATAATTTTTACCAAACCCGCAATTAAAAACTTCTCCATGCACTTTAGAATTTGCCATAAGAATAATTTGTCCAATCACATCGTCTATATAAACAAAATCCCTTCGTTGGTTGCCATCGCCAAACTTTACAAAAGGCTTATTTTCCTTCAAAGCATTGATAAATGTAGCAACTGCGCTTGTGTAAATACCGGAAGTCGGCATCCGTGTCCCATAAACATTAAACGGCCGGATAGCGTTCCACTCAAGGCCGTAAATGTCTCCAAAGAGTTTGCAATATTGTTCTCCAATTAGCTTTGAAATTGCGTAGGGATTCATTGGGTTAGGCGCCATGATCTCTCTGCTTGGGTATATACCTTCTCCATAAACAGCAGACGTAGATAGAAACACAAACCGTTTTACCTTATTATCACGACTGTACTCCAAGAGTTTAATCGTCCCACCAACATTGACTTCATTGTTCTCGAATGGGTACTTAAGTGACCATTGAGGGCGCGTCAAAGCAGCCAAATGGATTACTATGTCTATATCTTTAAACAGATAACCAATATTGCCTAGGATATTTGCGTGATAAATCTGTAATTTTGGATGCTCTTTTGGAAGATTTTGATATTTAATACTTTGGTCAACAATCGCGACGTCGTGGCCTTCTGCCAAAAGCCTGTCTGTTAAATGACTTCCGATGAACCCGCTCCCGCCTGAAATTAGATAGTTCATAGCATGTCCTTTATCGTATGAACAATTTTCATATGCTCATCCTCTATTATGCCGTAGTCATCAGACTCAATTAAAATACTATTGTCTGCCAAGGGCAAAGCTCCACCGCCACCCATACCAAGCAAAGCAAAGGTTCTGTACCCCTTTATAGGAATCAACGCTTCTAGGATGTTGTCAGAAAGTCCGCTACCAGAAATAACGATCAGTAAGTCTTCTTTTTCAGCATATAAGTCCATTTGTCTACTAAAAATATATTTATACCCAAAATCATTAGCGATCATGGTCACAATGGAAGTATTGCTATTTAAACAAATAGCTTTGATATTTCTGGAAAACAAGTCGCTTGCAAAGTGTTCGGCGGTAGCCGAGCTACCTCCATTACCACAAACAAATACGATCTTTGCTTTTTTAATTTCTTTTACTAAATCATCCATTGATATTAAAAATTATTCTGCTCCCCACATCAGTAAACCTAAACGGCAATTCTTGATAATCTTTCAGTGCTTCCCGGACTTTGGCACGTTTACTGGCAGGAAACATGACAAGTAGGAACCCGCCGCCGCCAGCGCCGATAATCTTGCCACCAAAGGCTCCTGCATCTCTGGCGAGTTGATACATTGAATCAATCTGAGGATTACTTATTTTATCACTTAATTGTTTTTTAACTTCCCAATAAGTATGTAGTAATTCACCGAACTTTTTAAGATCTCCTTGCAAAAGAGCTACTACTCCATCACTGGCAAATATTTTATTTTGGTCTAGTAATGGTTTGTTTCTTTCCGTATCAAAAGAAAACAAAATATCTTCAGCCTTTCGAGTTATGCCTGTATATAGAAGCATTAAACTATTATTAAAATCTTCTTTTACTGATTCCGGAATCATTACCTTTTGACCTATCACTTCCCCTGATTGAACAAATTCAATAGCTCTTAATCCTCCCATTACTATCGCATGTTGGTCTTGCACTCCAATAGGCTTTTTTAAAATATTTAACTCAATTTCTACTGCTTCTTCTGCTAGTTGCCTAGAACCTACAAATTCTCCTAAATAAGTATGCAGTGCATTTAACACTCCAATTATTACGGCGCTACTTGATCCAAGCCCTGATCCTTCAGAAGAAACATCCGACAAGAAAGTAATCTCAACACCTTTTGTTACTCCAACAAGTTTCATAGCTTCTCTAACTAAATCATGTTTAAGATCATCGACCGTAGATACTTTTTCCTTTATGGAATAGTTAACATAGATAAAATCATCGAATCGTTTTTTGACAATACAATAAATATATTTATCTATGGTCGTAGTAAAAACTAATCCGCCGTAATTAAGAAAATAGTCGGGGAAGTCGGTGTTCCCACCTAAAAAAGAAATTCGCAGTGGTGTCTGGCTAATTATCATTTTTTATCCTTTCACGAATTTCTGAAGAAGTAGGTGGAATCCAAGTAGTAAAGTGAATCGGTACAAGATCACCACTCATAATATCTTCTTGTTTATTTATGTAATCAGTACCGATAAACCTAATACTAACATTAAAATAATGAATTAATGTTTCTATTTCGCTGTCACTTTCATAAACGATAACCTCATCAACATACTTGCAACCCTCAAGTTTTATTTGACGCTCCAAAACGGTTTCAATTGGTTTATGTTTATGTGTCCTCTCAATATTCGGATTAACCTGAAGTCCGACTATTAAGTAGTCACAATGTTCTTTGCACTGTTTTAACATCGCCACATGACCGGCGTGAAGGAAATCAAACGTGCCTAATGTTATCCCAATTTTAGACATAATGCTTATCCTTTATCCAGAACCAAGACCTATATCTATCACGAATTACACCTTCCTTTTTCTCTTCTTCGCCGACTATAAATAGCGGCAACATTCGATAACTCCAAGCATAAGCCTCTAACGCTCTTTTTACGTGGATCATCTTTACAAAAGGATATCTAGCATAATCATGACCAGACATAATCCCGCCTATTTTGATTTTTTTGAGCCACCAATGTAAATCTTCTGTGAAACTCATAAAATCGTGTCCTGCATCAATATAAACAAAATCAAGTGATTGATCGGCAAAGTCCTTTACAGCCTCCGTTGATAACTTTTTTACAAACGTATAATTTTTATATGGAGCCATTCTGTTCTTAGCCTCTTTATAAAATCCATCAAAAAGTTCTTGCGTTTCGCCACCTACAAAAATTCCGGGCGGATGTGCTGCTATTTCCCAAGCATCAACTCCGTAAAGTTTTAAGTCAGGATTAGTTTGGCATAAGACTTCAGAATACTTGCCTTTGAATACACCAATTTCTGCTCCTAAATTAAAATTTAATTCTTTAAACAATTCCGCCATCTGATCCCTGCCCATATTTGGTATTTCAACAATATAGCGATCATTAACTTCAATTTTGTATTTATCTATTATGTAATCATAAGTATTCATTTTTTACCTCCTTCCCAAAAATCTTCTAAATCTACAAGGTTTGACAACACCATTACGTTTGGTTCTGCGTCCCGCCAGTGATAACGATGCTTAAACAAAGGATAGATCTTACTATAGTGGTAGGTTTTTTCTGTACTGTTACCTTCGTTAGCATCATGGACGACAATATACTTGGCGAAGTTTGCTACACGGGCTATTGTTTTAATCCTATCTTCATCCGGAGTCTGGTCAACTAAAACAACATCCCATGGTTTGTCTATCTTGGCATCTTCCCATTTCTCAACGAAGTGGACTTTTTGATATTCCCCTTCGTAAATAGAAAACCACCTATACCAGCGATTATAATTCTCGTAAGTTACTACGTTGCGCTTTTGCGCCACTGAGAAGGCGTGTAACATCGGAGTGCTAAATATACCCGCTCCCAACTCTAAAACGTCACCTTGCGTCTTTAGGAGGGCTTGAAGTAACACTGGTAAGTGCGAACCATAGCGAAATGATAGTTTCATGGTCACGGGAGCCATTTTTGTCTTAACTCCTTCCAGTTTTCCGGCCAACCCGGCATCGGCATAAATTTATCTACAAACCACTCAAACTTTGGATGTTTGACCCAATACTCGGCAGTTAAATTATAAGTCCTCTCGGTCGCCGCCCTGTCTTCTGGATAACCACGATCTTTAGAATCCTGATGCAAATGTGCATACCACGTCTTTTTATTAACCATAACCTTACCGCCCTCGACCCAATTTCTTAAAGCGAGCCACAAAGGCTCTTGTGCGTGGCCGTAAGGGTCTTGAAGTGGGAAACCACCTAACTCAAAGAACCTATCACGAGTCATAAACCAGCCAGATCCGTGAATTTGTGGGGTTTCATCTATCCATAAACCATCATATCCATCTTGTTCTATAGTTTTTTCCATCCAATGCCCCCCTGCTTTAAATCTAAAACCTTTAGGATCCGTAAACGGGCAAGAAAGATAGAAGTAATCATAAAAGCGCTCATCCTGCCATTCCCATGTCTTACCGTCTAAAACATAGAAACGTGGCGTGACTACCCAATCATCTTGCATATCAGCCTGTAGGATCTCGTCAAAGCCCTTGCCGAACGAACAATGAGCATCTGACTTATAGATATACTTCCCACTCGCTAGCGCCGCTAGGGCGTTGATATTGGTCTTGATGCCTACGTTATCAGGGAAAAAAAGAAATTTATAATTCTTTCTTTCTCCTACTCGATAATCAGGAATCCCATTAAAACCAATTAAAACTTCATGCTCACCTGTAGCATTAGCATTTATACTTTCGAGAGTACGAACCAAATTTTCAGATTTCTCATTACAACTCGGAATAATAATACTTACTTTAGCCATCCCATCTCCTTTATCTGTTTTTCCCAATCTTCCGGCCAACTAGGCATATTAGGGAACTTTTCGTCAATAAACCACTTAAAATCGTGCCTACGAGCCTCCCAGCGGTCGTTTAACCAGTACTCTGCACTCTTGTTAGACATTTCTACGTTTCCGCCAGGCATAGAATACATCCGACCATAGTTTTTACCCTTATGAAGATGGCAGTAAAAAGTTTTCTTGTTTACCATTACTTTTCCGCCGCCCAACCACGTTTTAAAGCCTATCTCTTGACTCTCTTGGGCGAATACTCCCCACATTTCAGTATCCATGCCACCGAGAAAATTCAAATAGTGGTCGCGAGTCATAAAATAGCAAGAGCCTTGCATTGAAGGCGTTTCATCTACTTCCAAATCTTTGCGTTCTTCTCTACGTTCCCGCCACTCAACTCCATGCATTCCATCGTCATGATCTTTACCTTTCCGGGGGAAATCAATATACATATAATCAATCGGGTATTTGTTGTCTGTGCGCTCTTCTATTTTCCATTCTTCAGCGTTTAAGGCGTATCGTCTTGGAATTTGAACCCAATTGTCTTCGGCATGACTTTCGATAAGTATTTTGCCGAAATCTTTACCAAAATCATTATGGTCATCACTCTTCATTATAAATTCGCCTTTTGCTAATTTGACACAAGCATTTACACCAGCCCGCAAGCCGATAGGAGCTGGTGGATGAATATATGTAACTCTTTCATCCTTTACTTCCCAATTAATCCATTTTTCATCCACATTTATAATCACCTCTATTGGACAACCTGCATTTTTCAAAATACTTTCTATAGTCTTTGCAAGAAAAGGTGAATTACGATTTGGAATAAGCGCGCTTAAAAGACCTTTTATCATATCCAATATAACTCCTCTCCCTTTTTACGCATTTTATATGCTTCTTCAATATCATCAAAATGTCCTAAATGAATTTTTTTCCATTTTAACCATATATAAACTGCCCACTTCTTTGTATATTTATCCCAACTAACCCCTTTATAACCTGATGTATTATTTTTATTTTCTCCTCTATTCCTTCCGTTCAACATTTTATTTACTGTTCTCAGGTTTTCCCGTCTATTATCTAGCCTATCTCGGTTTATATGATCAGTATCAAATCCTTCAGGAGTATTGTTTATAACCCTATGCATAAATGCAAAACCAGTTCCAGATAAGGTACTTCCAACATATCCATTACCATATATTCGCCACTTCCATTGACTTAAAAAGTCAAAATCTTCATCACTAACTAATGTAAATCTATTTGGATTTCTTTTAGTACTAATATCTAATTGCCTCATTAATTTAACTCCTTTACTACGTACCAATCGTTCGCATCCATGTCACCATCTGAAATCAACCACTTCTGAAATTTATCGTTAATATAAATAGTCAACCAACCATCTTTCAATAAACAATAATCAGTATTTCCCCATTCCATCCTAGTAATACTCTTCCCTTTTACAACTTCGCCGATAGCGTCCGGAAAAGACATAGTTAGAGCTTTCCCTTGTTGCCGTGGAATCGGTGTTAATAGTTCACCTTCTTCTACTATTTGGTCATTCATCATTTTTACTCTCCTTCCTTTGAGACTGTGAGGCACTAGCAAGCCGCGTTTCTTCCTGCATTAGTCTATGAATATATTGCGCTATCGCGGAACGAATGTGTCCGGAGAGTGAAGAATCTTTACGGAATTTTAAATAATCAACATAATGTTGGGGAACAAGCAGATCAACACGTGCCATACACACAATATACACAAGAGAAGGGTTTTAGGTCAAGAAGTAATTAAGCAATCTCTTTGTAAACGACTGTTATATCCGGAGCCGTACCAGTAGCAACTACTATATAGATTCCATTAAAGCAAGGGAAACCATACTCAATTGACCCTACATTTACAGTCGTGTCTAATGTCCCTTTTCTTTGTTGAGCATTTGCCCCAATTGTGTCGTTACTGTCATAAATCGTTGCAATGTTAGAAGAAGCACCTTTTTTATTTATTACCAAACGAACTAAAACTAATTTACCGGCAGGATTAGCAGGAATTGGAATAACAACAGTTCCGTTTGTAGTTATATTTAATGTTTTATTTGCGCTTGCTTGATCAGGATTCATAAATTATCTCCATATTACGGGAATGATATTGACGCGCTTGGCGATGCACTAGCTGATGGACTAATAGATGCTGATGGTGATAGCGATGCACTAGCTGATTTCGAAGCGCTAGCAGATGGCGATAGCGATGCACTTGGCGATAGTGACGCACTAGCTGATTTTGATGCACTAGATGATGGGCTCAAACTGGCTGATGCAGAGCTACTAGCTGAAGATGATGCGCTGGCAGATGCTGATGCACTAGGTGATAAAGATCTACTTGCACTAGCACTAGCGGAGGCCGATGGCGAAAGACTCTTTGATGCACTCGCAGACGCTGAAGCGCTAGGAGATAGGGACGCACTAGGCGAAAGAGATGCTGAAGATGAGCTAGACGGTGACACTGACGCCGATGGCGATACAGACTTTGAAGCACTTGCACTTGCAGATCTCGAAGCACTAGCACTTGCAGATCTACTAGCACTTGCGGATTGTGACGCACTAGCAGAAGGCGATGGACTTACACTTGGCGATGGGCTAACAGATGGTGATTCAGATGCTACAGTTGAGCCGACAATGCTCCAAATAGCAGCAGTAGTTGTTCCGGTGTTCCTGTAAGCATTTCGACCTCTACGAGTTAAATCGTAAAAGATTGCGCCTTGTTTAAAGCCTGAATCGCCGGTAGGGAGAGTATTACCTTCTGCTTCTAAAATGTCATCAGTTGAAACAAGTCTTGTTCCGCCATGACGTAATTCATTTTGTGGAGAATCAAGAAGACTTGTGTCATATCTTAAAACTTTATTTGTTCTGTAAGGAGCAATAGCAGTAAGGAAGTCAGCTTCGACCGTAGTCCTTTGGCCGCTAGCTATCGCCTCAATCCTTGTGAGTTCGTCCCTAGTTTCTCTAGGTAATGATTCTTTTATTCTAAATATAGCCATTTTTTCCCTTCAAAAAAGCCTAATTCTCAAACCTAATGCTCTTTAATATAGCTTTAGGCTTTAAGCTTTAGGCTTGTGCTACCTCTTATTTAACTGCTCTAACTATTCGCTTTAAAATATTGCAAACAGTTCAGCTGCTTGATGTCTCATTATGTCTTTAACCTTAGCTCCATAGACAAACAAGTCTTTGTAAGCTGTTCCGAAGTCACCGATTATGTCTTCTTCCATTCGGGCGTCAAGTACCTTTTCGGCAAATGTTAACCAGTTCTTGTGTCCGGCGATACAGTGGTATCCAGTTGTATTATCTCCGTTAAGCCTGTTGCTCTTGAAGAGCTTGAAGCTTTGAAGTTCGCCCATGTAACCCTTTTTAACTAGGTCTTGGTACGCTTCGTCTATATGAAGGACTACACCAGTTCCTTGAGTAAGAATCGTGAAGAATTCAGGCGGTACAATTAAGTATCTGTCTCCGTCTGGTACAGTCGTGTAACCATTCTTTTCGGAAAGATCAAGTTTTTGCTTTAGAGTAGCAACCTTATTAAGAATGTTTGCGGCAGTAATAGTAACTTTAGTGTCTGCTTCAACTGTAAAGGCAGTACCTCCTGCGATTGCTCCACCTGTGTAGGCAGAAGCAACATCATCAAAATCATCTTCAATTACTATTGAGGTTGTGCTTGAAAAAGTTTTAACTCTGTACCATGTCGTGTGACCGGTTGCCTTGAATCCTCGACCAACCATTGTTGAAGTGAAAGTTGTTCCAGCTCCGGTTACTACGCCAGTTGTAACATCTACCGTAACCGTTCCAGTTACAACGTCAGTTCCAACTCTGTTACCTGCACCAATATCAGGGTAAAGTGCAAGTGCGAAAATATCCATATTCCTAGATCGCTCACTAGCAACCTGAGTAACAATGTAAGGGTGTGGACTCTTAATATAGGAAAGCCATTTTGCAAGAGTCTTTTCTTTCCAGTAGAAGGATTTGTATTGGTCAATTACTAGTTGCCCGTTGTTCTCTGCAAGAGTGTCTGCGGTAAGCGTTGTGTCGGCGTATGTTTTTTCTGAAAGTTTTGAAAAATCAAGAATGTTTAGTTTAGAACCAATCCCGTTGATTTCTCCTTCGTAGTTGCGGTTAACAATAGAATCAAGCAAATTCGTGTCGTACACGAACTGCATGACTTTGCTTGAAAAACCTTCTGCTAATTTTGTTCCGTATGCTGCCATTTTGGTTAAGTTGTAGATTTCTTAACCGTCCCGTTAGGGGTTTGGAGTTATCTATTTACAATCATAATCATAATTTTTATTCCCTGTCAACAAGTAGAATGGGAGCAAGATAGGTTCAAAGATCAGATTTTATACGTCCGGCGACAAGAAGTTCTTTCCATTTACTGTAATCTGTTTCCCTTAATTTTCTCGCTTCATCCAAAGATATTGTCCCATCCTTTGGTGTTGGTTTCTCGTTTGATCCACCCAAACCTTTTTCAAACATTTTGCCTTTGTTAGATTTTTGCGCGGTTCCCTTGTCGTGTAGAAAAGCAGATATTAATATCTTAAATGGAACACTATTATTCGCTTCCTCGGTTGCAAAAGCTTTAAACTCTTCAGTCTTACCCTCTAACTCTGGATTATCATTTAAAGTAGTTGGATCATCTACGAATACACCAACAGACTCATTCCACTTCTCAATCTTAGTTGCTTGCTCTTTTGCCTCCGATATTACTTTTCTCCAATTTCGACTCACTATCGTCTCTTTGGCCAGAGTCTTTTCAATATCACTCATCACGTCCCACTCGGGATATTCTTTAGTTAACTCTTGCTCTGTAGGCTCTGGTACGCCTTCGGCGTCCGCAACAGCCTGATTTAAGACTCGGTTCTTTGCGTATATCTTTTGGTTCTCACGTGCAGATGCAGACGACTTTTTCTTTTCGTCTTCTAATTTCTGTCTAAGAGCTTCTTTTTCTTCTTCGGAGGGTTCCGCTTGGTCATCTTCATCTTCGTCTTCTTTGTCCTGCTCATCCTCGCCTTCAGCTTCTGCTTTGGCTCTCGCTTCCTCTTCTTCTGCTTCGCGGGCTTCTTTGTCTTCGGGAGTTTCTTTGTCGGATTCTTCGTCCTCGGCGGCCTTGATAGCAGCTTCTTCTTGAGCTTTTAGTTCTTCTAGGGTTGGTTGTTTATGCTTTGGCATTATCTTCTTTTACCGTCTCCACGTTGGAGGTTTGGTCTTTCCCTGCTATATATAGTGGAGGCATGGCTGCTATTTCTTCTTCAGTTTGTTTCACTGTAAGTATCTCTTTGTACTCTCCACGCTGTGACCTTCTGATATAGCCGTATCTTGCTCTCAAAAAGGCTACTTCTTCTTCACTTAGCGATTCAGGTGATTTTTTAAGTATCTCGTCGAATGCTTCTTGCGATCGGGGATCCATCACCTAAGACTAACCTATAAGCATGTGCCTTGTCAATTATTTCTTCTTCTTCGCTTTGGCGGCAGCTTTTTTCCCTGCTTTGGTGTATGGGAATTTTTTTCCTTTTATTTTTGGCATTAACTCACCTTCTTTAAACCTAGAATAATATCGTTAAGTGCTTCTTCTGCTTTTTGCGGTGAAAGTAAAAATGATTCCAATAATATATAGTTTTGAAGCCGAGCTTTAAGTAATATCTGGTTCCTGTTCTCGAACTTGAATATAAACACGCGTATAAATTCAGGTTCCTTTACAAGCGCCTTGGTCACTTCTTCGCGCATAACAGTAATGTAGTCTCGCAGCTTCTCCGGACTCATCTGCGAGCTTTGCACATCATCAAGCATCTTGAAGTACGTCTCTTTCTCCGCTGCGTTAAGATCCTCTATCTTCAAACCTAGCTTCTCTTCAATTTGTTCTGTGACGCTCATAAATTACGCAATAGGTATTTGTTGTCCTGTTATCTCCATCGGAGTCTGTGGAGGCTGTTGCTGTCCGCCTTTTTGTGGCGCTCCTTGCGGTAGCGCGAGCGCAGGATTTTGCGCTATTGCTTGTCTCTTTTGCTCCTCAAACTGCATTATCCCAACCGTCTCGTCCGGCGTCAAGTCAGCATATTCCGCCAACTTCCTCTGGTAAATCTCAAGTACTTTTGGATTGTCAAACATCTCAAGTCTAAGCGTCTGAAGTTTCTTGAGTTTATCAGTATCATTTGCGTTCTTTTCATCCTGGCTCCAAACTTTAACCTGATAGCCTGCCTTTGTCGTCCAGTCACTCGGTGAAATCTCACGTTCAAATATATTACTTGTATTCTTACCCTTCTTATATATCTTAACCGCGTCTAACTTATCCGCCGCCGCTTCAATTAACTTCAAGAACTTAGTTGCCCGTTGCTTCCAAGCATGAGTGTAGAACTTAGACATGCCCTGCGTTCTGGCCTTTGCTTCATTCTGTGCGAGTTCGACTTCCCCAAGTGTTCGACTTTGTTGGTTGACTGCCCCTTGTTGTGTCGCAGTCGCGCCAGTCGCTTTATCAACCATGTCATTTACATAATTCATTTCGTCTAAAGATTCAGACAAATCTGGAATATCTACTTTTTGAAGAACATCCTGCGGTTTACCCGGCACTGGATACCAACCCCAAGGCTTAGGGTCAAAGGTGCTAGGAACAAAGCCATCTGCTTTGAGTGAAGCGTCATAGTAGTGCATCCCGAAGTTGCGAAGCGTTCGGTTCTCAACTAATTGGGAAAACCAACTATTTAAGACCTTGTTTGGTACACGAACAACATCTGCTATCCCATCTGTCCAAAAGTCTTGTTTGTCAATATCATCGCCCCAAGTGTTGTATCTGTAGTGATTTCTCCAAAAGTTATCTGTAGTTGTGCCAATAATCTCTTCTTGGCGCTTTTTCATCAAAATCGTCTGATCTTCCGCTTCTACATATACAAATACCTGTTCTGGAACATCCTTACCACCTTCTTTTTCATTTGCCCGAAAAACATAGTGCATTGTAAGTTCAACATAAGTTTCACCGAGCAAAGGATCATCCATATCCGGAACACCCATATCCAGCATCTTGGCGTTTTTCTGTTGCAGTGAACTCTCATTATCCTTTGCTTTTATAATCCCAAGCTGTGATTCAAAGAAGTCTTGCAGCTTTTTAACTTCTCCTTGGTCATAGTCGGGATTATTCCTAAGACTTGACAGTGGTACAAATATATGTGTGTGGATCAAAAACCTTGAAGAATCAATATCATAAGGATTCATGTAGCGGTCAACCAACATGTCCTCGGAATCTATAACGTCAAAAGTAACCCTACCATCCTCTACCTGCCAAGCATCAAAAGAACGCCCATAAAAGAAGTTTTGCTTTTTGTCAACAATATCCTGAAGTTCAGCGTTATTCTTCTCCAAAGTCCATTTCCAATACTCATTCTGGAAAACCTCGGCCTGTTTGTCGTTATCCAGATTCTCAAACTGCACAACTGGCATATCGTCTATGTCTTTGAGTAATGTCCGAAGGGTAGTTTTCATCAGCGGAAGATTGACTGATTGTCTTTGCGTAAGCCGATTAACCTTTACCTTGTCCCGGTAAAGTTCGTAGTTTTCCTTCCAGTCTTCCTCACGCCTCCGACGGTAGTTAAAACCAGTCTCCTTATTATTCAATAACATCATTAATTCAGTATTTTCTAAAATAATTTCAGCCATTAAACAAAACTCCTTTCAAATTCATAATCATATTTTCTATGACACGAAATACATAGAGACATAAAATCCTCCAACTCTCTTTTATACTCATGACTCACATTAGCCCAATTCAGTTTTCCCTCATCTTTGCCACAATAAACACATTCTGTGGGTTTCCCTAAATGTTTACGAACCCATTCATGTAATCCACTATAACCCACATTATCACCCTTCCAAGCATTCCCTTCTCCTTCCAAAACTCCTTTATTCCAAGCTATACGACCTATCAATTTTAATCTTCTCTTTTCAATAGTTTCAGGAGATTGTTTTTTACCTTTATGAGCTTCACCTATTTTCCCCCGATGTTCTTCACTAGGAACATATCCCTTTTGGAGTCCTTGATATGGATAATGTTGATAAACTCCTATTGGCATATATAAAGATTAAACTACACTTTTACCTAAAGGCAAATTATTCTTTTTCCTTTGGTGTTAAAGTGACTGTTATTTTAGCAGTTCTTAGATTATAGCGTACTGTCCTGTCAAAACCTTCCCTTGGTTTATCTTCTATCCCACAGCGCCTGTACGCTGTCTGTAGAAACATATTCTTATTAAGTTGCATCCCCATAACAGCTTGCTCAAAAGAAATTAACCCAATCTCCAACTTCTCCAAAGTATCCCGTTCTTCTGTCGAAAAAGTATATTCCTTGATAATTACTTCTTGTTTTTTACCCAATTAAATCACACTCCTCAACTGAACAAATGACGTCTTGTTCGAAATCATTACCGACCGTCTAATATAGCCCTTCTTCAAAAGTACTTCGAGCGCCTTGATGGTTGTAAAGTCGTTGATTGACTGGTTCTCCATCTCCCTGATGACCTGACGCAGTGGTATAGGGGTCTTCTCTGTCCGCGCCCAGTGGGCGACGTAGCGCATGATAGCTGTCTGTAACTCGCTAATCTCCGATAGGTTGGTGTATGCCGTCTTCATGCTATACCCATGTCTGGAAAGTAAGGGTTGACACCGCCTGTCTCGGCGGTGTAGGCCTCCGAATTCAACTGGCGGTAGCCGGTTGCAAAGGTGCGGAAGGCGTCTGCGCCGTGGCTTGACCAGTCATGCTCTGGCTTCTTCTTGAACACCTGGCTCTCTTCGTCCCACTCCTTGTGGTAACTGACTAGGGCGCTGATACCCTTGCTACACTTCTCCTTGTCGAACCAGCACCGGTTGAGTACCGTCCGGGCGGCGTCTATGCCGTCTTCTATGGGTAGCATCTTGCCAACCTCAAACCGTATACCGAGGCCTTTGGCCGTCTCTAGGCGGGACTTGCCCGTGCCGAGTTCTCTAACGGCTATGTCATGGGGCGCGTAGTGGTCGCCGTAGGTGTAGGGTTTGTCTTGCAGGTACTTGATGTAGTACTCTAGCCCCTCGCCGAAGCTCTCGTAGTAATCAATGAAGTGGATCTCTTGGCCGACTATCTGAAAAAACCAGATAGAGGTTGAGTCGTCGATGCCTAAGTCCCACGCGGTATGCACTAGGGCGGCCTTGTCGTAAGGTACGCTGGCGATCCGCTTCTCTGTCTCGGCTATCATCATATGGTTACCGTAGTAGGCGCCCTGTATGGGTACGTCGAAGTTGCACATGTACTCTTGCTGATAGAAGGCGTCGTTGCCGTCCTTGCGGACGATCTCTCGGCGCTCCTGGTCGAGGGTCTTCTGGTCTACGGCGTGGGTATCCTTAACGGTTAGCACCTCACTGTACCAGAACTCAGGGTACTCTCTGGCGGCCTCTAGTAGCGTCCAGCCGTGGTTCTTCCCCCTCGGCGTGTAGTTGAACACCGCCCACCCGCCGTTCTCGGCGAGGATAGGCCGGACAAAGTCCCATGCCGACGGGTTCTGCAACGACCACTCGCTATAGACGCACCCGACCGGGTTCGCACCGACTATGGCGTCTATCTTGTCCGTCCCTACCACTTGGAAGGTTGACCCGTTCTTCGCCTCGATCCGCATGTCTAAGTCATGCACCCGCGCCCTTAGTTCCTTCGGGAAGTGATCAATGAACCGCATGCCGTCTCTGTCCATCCCCTGCCATATGACCTTGCGGCCTTGCCGATAGGTGGGGAAGAAGTAGTAGTACGCCCCGACGCGCTCATACATTGACTTAAAGAGGTAGTTGAGGAAGGTTTTATCTTTACCCGACCGCCTATGCCACACCGCTATCGCCCGTTTATACCCCCCCGTGTCCAACGCCTTAAGTATAGGCAGTTGGTAGTCGCGCGGCTCATACATAAAAGGAAGCGTTATACTCCGAGGTTGGCCGCCGGTAGGCGGGGTGGGTTGACTCATAGTAAAGTTTTAATCACTTTAGGCACACAAACGCGTCGCACAATAAACATTATGCGACATTGTCATCTTTTTTAGCCTCGCCGAAGCGAACGACGTTAACGATTGCAATACTTGTATCACCGCCAGACTTCTCGACGGGATATTTATTTTTTAATTTGTACGCCATCTCTAAACCGCGCGCGACAGCGGCCGGGTCGATTTCGCCAGTTGGTTCAATCCGACGATCACCCTTTTCGCCAACAGCGAAAAATTCCTTTTTGTTTAATAGTTGCTTGTGGCGTTTCGATAACAAAGTGTCGGGAAAATATTTTTCCATCAGCGCTGGCCATGCTTTGGATTCTGTTAATTTTTGGGGATTTGTGGCAGTGCTGGGTGCATATCCAGCCTCAACCATTATTTTTCCAAGTGGTTCACCATTATATTCAACCAGTTTCCGCGCCACTAATGTTTGCTTAAATGTCATTTATTGCAGGTTTTCTATCAAATTATACACTATATTGCTACTTGACAAGTTGTGATAACCTGTGATACTCTGTAATTAGATAAATAGGTTGATTGCTTAGCACAATAATTCATCATAGCTTATCAGTCAATTAATTCTATTTATCACAGCATATCAAAGGAGGTGAAATAATAAATGACAATAGACAAAACACAATTAACAATAAATGTTTATAACAGGCTCAAGCCAATAAGCAGGAAATTAAGCGCTTTAGATTGTAAATCATGCAATGGTGAAATATCAGAGCAAGATTATGATATTAAGACTGATAAACTACTTGTGGAAGCCAAAAAGTTGGCTAGTGATTTGGGTTTGAAAGTCTACC